GCTCAACGTGGATTACGTTTCCTGCACTCAGAGCCGCTAAGGCGAAAGGGACAGTCATGGTCAATACCAAGGCCTTGCGGCGGTTGTATGAGGCGGCCCAACGTGACGGGCAGCCCGAGCGGTTCCACGCTGATCTTGCGGAAGGTCTGCGGAAGAAGGAGTTGCGATTCAGCGACTTCTCGATTCGCAGCCTCTTCGAGAACTTCGTTGAGGATGGCCGGGAACTTGTCGGCCTGTACGATCCTCGGTCGAACGGCAACACGGAACTGCGGGAAACGGCTTCCCTCGTGGCTTCGAGCCAGTTCGCCAAGATCAGCGGGCAACTGCTCTATAACGCCATCATGGCGGAATACCAGCAGGAGGCGTTCGTGTTCAGCGGTCTCATCCCGACGATGAGCACGCAGTTCAACGGCGAGCGCATCCCTGGAATCTCGAACATCGGCGACGAAGCGTTGGTCGTCGATGAAGGCCAGCCCTACCCGAAGGCCGGGGTGAGCCAGACCTACATCGACACTCCAGTCACCACCAAGCGGGGGCTGGTGGTCGAGGTCACGAAGGAAGCGATCTTCTTCGATCGCACGGGCGTCCTGGAGCAACGCTGCCGCAAGGTCGGCGAAGCCTTGGGCCTCAACAAGGAGAAGCGGGCCATCGACTGCGTGGTCGATGAGAACGTGACCGACCATCGCTACCGGTGGCGTGACACGACCATCGCCACCTACGGCGACAACGCGGGCTCGCACACCTGGGACAACCTCGCGGCGACGAATGCTCTGGTTGACTGGACCGACATTGACGCTGCCGAGCAGTTGTTCTCGGCCATCCTCGATCCCGAGACCGGCGAGCCGATCTTGATCAACCCGTCGCACCTGATCTGCACGCGGCAGTTGCTCTACACTGCCCGCCGGATCATCAATGCCACGGAGATCACGGTCACCACTCCGGGCTACGCGACGAGCGGCAACCCGACCGAGACCAAGACCGGGAATCCGATCGGGAACTACACCATCGTCTCCACGAACCAGTTGGCTGCCCGGATGGCGACCGACACTTCGTGGTTCCTCGGCGATCCCCGCAAGGCGTTCGCCTACATGGAGAACTGGCCCCTCACGGTGGTGCAGGCTCCCGCGAACAACGAGGCCGAGTTCACCGCCGACGTGGTGATGCGGTTCAAGGCGAGCGAACGGGGTGCCTACGCGACCCTCGATCCCCGCTACATGGTGAAATGCACGGCCTAATCGTCTGACCTGGCCGACCATCAATCGCACCCGTCGGCCTCCTCCGGCGGGTGCGTTGTTTTTGAGGAGATGCAATGTCGAAGTCAAAGAAGCCAGTCGAGTCGGACGTCGTGCCCGTCGTGCCTGCTCCGGTCGAGAAGCCCGCTGTGGTGCGCCCTGTGGGCTGGCGGTTGCGTCCCGTGGGCTCGGTCGGGGAATTTGTCGAGGTCGAGGCTGGCAGCGTGGAAGACGCCATCCGGGCGTTTAACGGGCTGGCCAATTCGGGCCGTTCGCCCCTGACCGCGAAGAAACTGGAGATCCTGCCTCCGGGAGAATCCGGTGGCAACTGACGCCGAGAACATCGTGGCCATCCGGTCGGCCCTCTATGCGGCCTTGGCGACCGAGGCGGCGAACCCCAAGCCAAGCTACAGCATCGACGGACAGTCGGTTGACTGGAACGGCTACCGGGCGGCGGTGCTCAAGCAGATTGCCGACTTGAACGGCCTGCTCGCGACTGCCTCGGGGGCCTTCGAGGAGATCGGGGAGGCGACGACGTGAGCTTGGACATCGCCGGGGACTACACGATCTGGGATGGGGGCGAGACTGTGACGCTGCGGCAGTTGCGGGCGGACGGCTCGGTCTCGTCGACCGTCGATAACGCATCCTCGGGCGTGGTTTCGCAGACGCGGGGCAACTACCAGGGAATCGAGATCACTGGCGACGAGCGGTCGTGGTCGCTGAACTCAACGCAGGTCGGGGCTCGCGGCGTGATCGTTGATGACATCATCGAGGACGCGGCGGGCAACACATGGCGGGTGCTGTCGAGTGAGCAACGCACGCTCGACACGCGGTGGTACTGCGTCTGCCGAAAGCAGGTCTGATGTCCGTCCTCTTCGATATCCTCGTGGAACTCCAGAAGCAGGTGCAGGCCATCGACCTGCCTGGCATCCCACCGGGGAATGTCGTGCTGTGCCAGGTTCCGGCGGTGGAGATCGCCCGCATGAACTCGCAGCAGTTGCCCGCCGTGGTGATTGCACCGTTCGGGGCTGAGACCGTGGCCCCACAGAGCAACCTGAAGGACGACGTGGTATATCCCGTCCTCGTGGCAATCGTCGCTTCGACCAAGATCGTCGGCGAGAACGTCAACGAGAAGCAGCTTGCTGACTTTGACCAGCGTTTGACTTGGCGACAGACGATCCGGCAGGCGTTCTCTTCGCAACGGCTCACCCAGTCGCTCGTGCATCAGATCGGCGTGCAACCCCTCCAGATCGTTGACCCGACGGCATACGCTCGGGACTTGTACGTCTCTGGATTCCTGCTCAGGCTCACGAATCGTGAGGGCCGGACTTGATCGCCATCGACGCGGGCGGGGCTCCCGACAAGTTCTTCGCAATCGCCTCGCAGGTGGACGAAGACCCGACCGAACTGCTCGATTCTCTGGTGCCGATCTTACAGGCTGGGGAACGGGAGATCTTCCTGTCCGAGGTCTCCCCGGGTGGCATGCCGTGGGAAGAGTTGTCTCCCGTGACAGTCGATGCCAAAGGATTTTCGAAGATCCTTGTGGAGACCGGGCGATTGTACGAGTCGGTCGTGACGCCGAACGGCACTTCCGATACGATCTGGGAGACGAGTGCGGACCCCGCCTACTTAATCTTCGGGACGTCGGTGCCATACGCGAAATACCACCAGACCGGAACGCGACGCATGCCAGCGAGGCCGTTCATGGGCATGAATCGCAAGACAGAGCAAGAGGTCGTCAACGCGGTGGCTGACGCCGCAGTCAAACGCATCACGAAGGAGAAGTAATGGCAGCGTCAATGGGCCATCAGTCGCGTCTGTCTCTGGCAGCAGGCGGGACCGCGATCGGATCGTATACCGAGGCTTACGAGTTCCTCACCGAGTCGCTCCGCAAGCAGTTGACCATCGTGGACACTGCCGGACTGCGGGGGACACGCTCGCACCCAGCAGAGCGGACCCGCGACGGCACCTACGCTATCGGTGGCGGGCTGCAATTCCACGCCACCCCCGCGATGCTCGATCTGTTGCTGCCTCGCATCTTGGGAGCGAACGAGGCCACCGACGTCTTCGCTCTGGCCGAGACCCTGCCCGAGTTCGACGTGCTCATCGACCGCGTGGCCAAGCGGTTCGTCTACGCTGGCTGCCAGGTCAATCGGGCGACCTTCCGGGCTGCTGCGGGTGGCCCGCTGGAACTCGATCTCGACGTCATCGGCAAGACCGAGACCGTATCGGCAACCGCGTTCCCCTCGATCACGGCTCCGACTGACCCTCCCTACGTCTGGCAGGATTGCGTCTGCACAGTCAACGGGTCGGCCCGCGTCGTGACGCAGTGGGAACTGACGGTCGACAACGCGCTCAACGCGAGATTCAGCAACTCGCAGACCGCGACCGACATTCACTCGACGGATCGGATCGTCACCGTGAATCTGACGGTGCCCTACACGTCGTCCGAGGTGGACCTGTACGGGGTCAACACGGGCGGGGCAGCGGCGGCGACGTTTGTCTTCACCAATGGCAATTACTCGACGACGTTCTCGATTGCCAAGCTTCAGATTCCCGACCAAAGCCCGGTCGTTGATGGGCGAGGAGAGATCCTATTGCAACTCCAAGGCGTGGCGAAGCAGAGCAGCACGACGAAGGAACTGGTCATCACCCACGACAGCACCGCATGAGCGGGCAAACGCGGGCGCAGTTGTGCGAGCTGTGGATGCGGCTGGGCGGGATCGAAGACCGCGTCGGGCCGCAGGCGTTGGGCGATCTGGTGCGGGCCAGGTCGGAGTTGTATCGAATCCTCTGTGAGGCGGAATAATGGTGCTGACAGCGTTTGTCGACGACGGATACACGCGAGAGGGACGGATTGCCGAAGCGGCTGGGAGGTGGCCGGAGATCAATTTCGCGTATCGGCCTGCTGACGCATCGCAGTTCACGGAGCAGGTCGTGCGCGGCAAGCACTTGGACGACGCGGCGTGGCACAAGTTCGTCGCAGAGCGGCTGGCGAAGAATCTCGTCTCGTGGGACATCAAGAACAGCAAGGGCGAGTCAGTGCCGATCACTGCAGAAAACCTGATGCGGCTGGTTCATCCGGTGTTGATGCGAATCTACTCGATCATCAACAGCACCGAGGCGAGCGACGACGCGGGAAACTGGCAGCGGGTGTGAGGCTGGCCATCCTCCACCCGGGCATCGCGTGGCGTGACTGTGCAGACTGCGAGACCCATGTCTACGACGAGAAGACAGGGCGACGGATGGAACATGGCGGGAAGCCGATGAAGAGACCCAGGGGCAACCTGGCACCGTGCAGGACTCGGGCGAATGGCTGCCCGAAGGGAACGCCGGAAGCATCGCGGGCACTCAACGAACGGAACCAGCGGGCTTATCAGCACTACCTTGAGTGCCGTGCCGTCAACCAGTGGCCCGACGATGGCATCGTGCGGCGAAATGCGTCGATCATCCGCCAGGTGATGGACGCATGCGAGCAGGAACTTAACCTCTTGGGGAAGATCGCGAATGGCTGACGGAAGTCGTGACGTCACGATCAAGATTCGCCTCCAATCCGAGGGGCAAGCGGACATCCGCAAGGGCATCGAGGAGGCGGTGAGCAAGCCCGCGAAGGTGGCCCAAGGCGAGATGGGCAAGGTTCGCTCTTCGACCGTCGAAGCGGCTCGCGGGATCGCCGAGATCGGCAAGGCATCCGATGCGGTCTATCAGAAGATGGCAACCGCTGAGACCCGCATGGCTGCGATGCGGCGGGACGAGCGAATCAAAGAACTCAAGGCCAAGAAGCGCAACGCTGAGGAGGAAATCCAGCTTCAGCAGTTGACCGCCGAGAAGGCGGCACAAGCTGAGGAGCAGGCGACGCGGTTCCGCAAGATTAGGTCGGCAGAACGACTGGCCGTCTACAAGCGGGAGAAGGCCGAGGAAGTCAGGCTTACGGAAGAGGCGGAATCCAAGAAGCGGGCAAGCGAGGCAGCGACCGCCAAGTTTCGCAAGATTGCGGTCTCGGAACGGCTGGCGGCGTTTAAGCGCGAGAAGGCCGAGGAGGCCCGCGTCAATGCCGAGGCCGACGCCAAGTCAAAGGCCATGGAAGCGGCAGCGGCCAAGTTCAAGGCGATCCGTCTGTCTGAGCGGCTCGCGGCGTTCAAGCGGGCCAAGGCCGAAGAGGTGCGGCTGGAGAAGGAAGCCGAGGCGCAGAAGAGAGCGGCAGCAGGCCAAGGCGGCGGATTCTTCAGCGAACAGAAGGGTCGATTCGCCCGAGGGGTCGCGGGCGCAATGGCGGCACCGGCTGCAATCGGCCTCGGGGCTCAGTTCGCCAACAGCATCGGCGATACCCTCAAGACCATCGCGGCAATGGTGCGTGGCGATGAGGAAGGGGCAAAACGGTCGCCTCTCTACATGGCAGGCGTCAATTTCTGGGAAGGCGTCAAGGAGTTCTCGGAAAGCACCGGCCTCTTCCGCGACATCCTGCCGAAGATTCTGCCCGACTTCTTGCAAGACGAGAAGAAGCGGAGAGCAGAGACGCTCAAAGAAGACGAGGCCAAAGCACTCACGCTGCAAGCACAGCTAAACGATATCATCCTCAAGCGGACGCAGGCCGAGCGTGATCTGTTGGCCGCAGAAAAGCAACGCATTGAGGCGGCCCGGCAAGAGTTCGGCCTGATGACCCAGCCAGAACAGCAGGCCATCTCGAACATCGCCAAGAAGATCCAGCAGGGCGGCATCCAAGCACTGACCGGGCCGGAACTGGAACAGGCCCGGGGCTTTC